ATTTCTCTCTCATCAAGTTGTTCTTGAGGGACATTTTCTTCTATGAGTTCATAATTCATTTCATCCCCATACTTATCAATAGCTCTCTTAATCAATGTACATTTTGAAGATTTAGATTTATGTTTATAGATTCTTTCCTCGAATGAACGCACAGTCTGCCCCACATAGACCTTACCGGAAGGACTTGTGATTTTATAGATGATACCTGTACGTACCTCCTCTCCCATACATTCCTTAATCTCTTCATCTCTAATATCATATTTCTCAAGTGTTTCTGGTTTCGGTATTTTCTTAGTCTTCTCCATTTGGCGAAGAACCTTCTTCCTACTTATAGTTTTCAAAAAATCTGGATCTTTCTTCTTATCTTGATACTTTTCGGCTCTTGTTTTGCATGTATGAGCGTTGAGGCATCTCATACCTTTGGCTTCCCAATCCTTAACGAGTCTTCTATAGAGTTCATTCAGATCTGTTTCATTTCGCATATGTAGGACATTCAAAGTAGAGTTATCAGTAAAGTCATCTTGATGCCAACCAGCTGTTAGTAGTTTTCGAAGTTCCTTATACTTTTTAGACTCTTTACTAATTTTATACCGAAGTTTTGAGATCCACCTTTCAACACCGTAGAAGGGGAGAGATCCATTCTTATTGATAGACACAAGATCAAGAGATGGGAATGCATAGTCTATGCAAATAGTCTCCAATTTTTGTGTTAATTCATCTTTTGTCACAGCAGGTAAGAGTGAGAAGCCATACTCATCGAGTACCATGTTGGCTTTTCCTACCCAAAATGTACCAAGTTGTACATTCTCGAGAATGAAGAATGAAGTTGGGTGGAAGTCCATACTATATCTGAGAAAATAATTATCACCTGGAAGTGATCGCCTGGGGTTTTCATTTTTCATACATTCCAAAAAAAGTTTAGTCGTTTCGGGACACGGGATAAAATTTAATTTTTCTATAAAGAGAAACTTCTAAAGTATACATTAACTATAATTTTTTTTATTAGTAATAAATTTCTACTTGTGTCTCTAAATGACAAAACTTTTTGGACTAACCACATTAAAGATAAAATCTACTTTACATGTAAGATGGAAGAAGAGACTGTGACACTTCCCAAAGCCCCAGAAGGGTTTAAATATGCACTTATCAAGGATACAGTAAATACTGTAAGAGATAAAGACCCATCGGAATTGACCCCAAGACAATTGGCGACACTAAAGTACCGTGAAAAAAAGAGACTAAAAAACGAAGAAAAAGTTTAGTTGTTTCGGGACACGAGATAAAATTTAATTTTTCTATAAAGAGAAACTTCTAAAGTATACATTAACTATAATTTTTTTTATTAGTAATATTTTTTTGTATCTGTCTCCAAATGACAAAACTTTTTTACAAACCTAAGTGTACCATCACCTATGTAAAAATCAAGTTAAAAACCATGAAGATTGAAGAACAATACAACCGCGCTAAAGACAACCTCAATGGTAGGCTCTTTGCGCCCTATCAGCGTGAAGGGGTTTTATATCTCTTGACGATGGAAAGTCAAGAGTCGGGTCCAAAAGGGGGCTTCCTTTGTGATGAGATGGGTACGGGAAAATCCATCCAGTTAATCGCTACGATACTCGGAAACCCCCAAAAAAGTACTCTGATCGTCGTCCCCAAGAGCATCATTACACAATGGGTGAATGAAATTGCAAAGTTTGCTCCGCAACTCTCTGTCCACGTCTTTGATGGACCAAAGAGGTATCTCAAAGAGGCGGATATCGTCATCGCACCGTATTCTCTCCTATCTACAAACGAAGTGACACCCCTCCACAAGAAATCTTGGGACAGAATCATTCTTGATGAAGCTCACGAGATTCGTAACAAATCTTCTAAGTTGTTCAAGAGTGTCAACCGTATCAAAGCTGAGATCAAATGGATTGTTACAGGTACACCCGTCTTCAATTCTATGAATGACTTTGTATCCCTGTGTGCCTTCCTTGGTATTGACAAAGCCCTTGTTCAGGGGATGACCAACAAGATCAAGGACATCTACATCCTTCGGAGAACCAAGGATGACCTGGCTAAGATCAACGAGCGTTTGAAACTGCCAAACTGTCACTTTGAGAATGTTGAACTTGATATGTTCCCAGATGAGAGACAACTTTATGAATTTGTATTTCAAGATGCCCAAGAAACTATCCGAGATGCTTTCAAAAACGCAATCAGTCTCAATTCTAAGAATATGGTAATCTTAGAGTGCTTATTGAGAGCGAGACAGTGTATGATTTGGCCTCAGATGTACTTGGATGGTATTGCTAAGCAGAATGGCACACAACCTGAACGATGGGTGGGGAGATCAAACAAGATGGAGACCCTCTTCCGTATGATTAACTCTCATCCAGACGAGAAGACCCTTGTCTTTTGTCAGTTCCGGGGTGAGATGGACTATATTCAGAAGAACATGGAGAGACCAACTTTCCGTATTGATGGTTCGGTGGCAAAGGAGGAGAGGGACAATCAGGTCAGCGCGTTCAAAAGAGCGCCTCCAGGGGCTGTTTTCATTATACAAATCCGATCAGGAGGACAGGGACTCAACCTCCAAGAAGCTACCCGTGTCTACATTACTGGTCCATCTTGGAACCCTGCAACGGAGCTTCAAGCCGTTGGTCGCAGTCATAGGACAGGACAGACTAAAGAGGTGTTTGTTAAGAAACTCATATACAGAGAGACGGATACATTTGTTTCAGTGGAAGAAGAAATTCTCGCTCTCCAAGGTCACAAATCTATCGTGTGTTCAAAAGTCCTAAATGATGAGAGGGTTGAAAGACAAATACCAGTAAAGAGAACAACTGAAAAGATTTCCATTTTGGATATCAAGAAAATTTTCAAAGCTTAATGTATAACAAAATGATTGGTTCTCGTGCTCAGGTTTTCCATGGAACTGCCGACCAAACTGCGGGTGGTCTCAAGAAGAAGGATCTGATGTTGGATCCCAAGGATGGTCAGATTAAGAGCAAGGCTGCTCAGGAGGCTGCTCTCGCTCGTATGAAGAAGGAGGGTAAGAAGCACCTTACCAAGGTTTTCAAGCCCACCAAGAAGGGTTTCAAGCTCCAACCTAAGGAAGGTACCAAGGCTTATGACAAGAAGATGAAAAAAATGATGTAATACTATAAGAATGACTCTTGCTAAATGGAATGAGTCCGTGCGTCTAGCTAAGATTAAATTGGGAAAGGATCCTAAGAGCTTTACCAAGATTCAGGGTAAACTTCTTAAGGAGGCTCAGATTATATATCATATTCTCCTAATGAATAAAAATAGCGTTAATAAATAAGATGAACGTGTTAGAGCGTGCTAGAAAGGCTGCTATGAACACGAACTTTCTTGATAACAAGAAGCGGCGCATTTATGCGACTAGTAGGGGTGCGATGTTTACGAAGATGCCTGGTGGATACAAGAACTACCATCCAATCCCAAAGTACAAGAATGTACCTGGGTCAAAGATGATGACTCGTCTCTACTAAAGTTGAAACTGGAACCCCTTGAGATTTTGGGGCTCATAAACAACCAACTGGTTAAGCTTCCAGGTACACCCGAACATTCTGTTCAAGAAGTACACACTATTGAGTTCAGCAATAGCGTGACCACTATTTCTTGCATAGAGTCCATTTGAAACCTCAGTCTTGATAGGATTCTTGTCTGCGTCATATACTGCAGCCTTGATGAGACCGTTGTGATCCGTATCAACCTTTAGACGAAACTTTGGTTCGCGACCAGGACTTTCCTTGATGTTAGAGTTGAACATGGGCATAAGTTCCTCCTTTGTCATTTTCTTCTGGAAGATCTTTTCACTCTGTTCAACCACGGCATCGATGATTTTATCTTCAAGAGCTTTCAGGGAAGTGTAAAACTTATTAATGTAACTCCCCTCCTCGTCATACCCCTTTAGGGCCAGATCTACGTTGTATTTAGTGGGACCGACTTCTGGGGTAAAACCAGAGACACCGAAGGGCATGTACAGACGTGGGAAGTGAATCTTCATGAGGGTACCCTCCTTTGTGGAGAGTACGATCTTTCGGTTATTAAACTCGGCAATTTCCAAGTTTTCGATAGCGTCGGTAATTTTAGACATTGCACTGATTGAATATGGGGTTAAAACTTTAAGCTGAACACGCCACACAATCGGGTTCAAGACTGAATTGGATTGGCCGAGCCTTTGCCTTAGATCTCAGATAGTACATACCAGTTTTGAGACCCTTCTTCCATGCATACATGTGCATAGATGAAAGTTTGGACATCGTAGGACTTTCCATGAAGAGATTCATAGACTGGGACTGATCAATGAATCGCCCACGATCCGCCGCCATATCAATGACATCCTTCATCTTGATCTCCCATACAGTGCGATACAACTTCTTGATATCTTCTGGGATGTCTACGATAGTTTGGATAGAACCACCAGCCTTGACCATGAGATCCTTCATTTCCTTGGACCATAGACCAATCTTCTTGAGATCGTCAACGAGGTGCTTATTGACAACTACAAACTCACCGGCGAGGGTACGGCGCAAGTAGATATTAGTTGTGTAAGGCTCAAAGCACTCATTGTTACCCAAAATTTGGGCCGTGGAAGCTGTGGGCATCGGAGCCATGAGGAGGCTGTTCCTAAGTCCCTTAGTCTTCACACGTTCCTTCAATGCGTCCCAGTCGTAGTTGAGTTTGGTATCACCCTCCCACATATCAAATTGGAGCACACCCTGTGAGGCTGGAGAACCCTCAAAGGTCTCATAGGAACCCTGGACCTCTGCGAGTTCAGAACTGGCTTCTAGGGCGGCGTGATACATAGTCTCAAAGATACGTGCGTTAATTTCCTTGGCTTCGTCGGAGTCAAATGCGTGACGACACAGAATGAATACATCTGCAAGACCCTGGACACCTAGACCAATTGGACGGTGTCTCATATTGGACTTTCGGGCAGTCTCAACTGGGTAGAAGTTCCTATCGATGACCCTGTTCAGGTTCTTGGTGACAGTCTTTGTGACTTCATGGAGCTTCTCGTAATCAAATGTCTTCTTTTCCTGATCCACAAACTTGGGGAGGGCGATGGACGCTAGGTTACAGACAGCAGTCTCATCCTTGTCGGTATATTCCAGGATTTCCGTACACAAGTTGGAGCTCTTGATAGTTCCCAAGTTCTTCTGGTTACTCTTTTGGTTGCATGCATCCTTGTACAACATGTATGGGGTACCAGTCTCCGTTTGTGACTTTAGGATAGCCTTCCAAACCTCCGCGGCTGGCACAGTGGTGTTAGCACGACCCTCCTCCTCATACTTGGTGTAGAGGGCTTCAAACTCTTCACCAACGGCATCGGAGAGACCTGGGGCCTTGTCTGGACAGAAGAGGGACCACTGACCACCTTGCTCCACCCTCTTCATGAAGAGATCTGGGATCCATAGGGCCGAGAAAAGATCACGGCAACGCGCCTCTTCATCGCCCTGGTTGAGCCTTAGTTCCAAGAACTCCATGATATCCGCGTGCCATGGTTCAACGTAGACGGCAATGGATCCCTTACGACGACCAGCTTGGTTCACGTATCGCGCTGTGGCATTGAAAACCCTAAGCATTGGAATGATACCATCTGACTGACCATTAGTACCCCGAATACGAGACTTATTGCCACGAATGTCATGGATGTGCATACCGATACCACCAGCCCACTTAGAAATCTGTGCACACTCGGTTAGGGTACCATAAATACCATTAATGGAATCTTCCTTATTGGCGATGAGGAAGCAACTAGACATCTGTGGTCTAGGCGTACCAGCATTGAATAGGGTGGGTGTAGCATGAATAAAAAGACCTTGAGACATCTTGTCATAGGTTTCCAGAACTGAAGGGATATCATCGCCATGGATACCGATGGATACCCTCATAAACATATATTGGGGTGTTTCCATCAGCACACCATCTAGACGTTGGAGATAGCTCTTCTCTAGGGTCTTGAGGCCGAAGTACCCAAAGTCAAAGTCCCTCTTCGCAATGATATCATTTCTGACGAGACCAGCGACATGTGCGACCTCATCAGTGACGATACCAGCTTTAGCGAGTTTCTTCATGGCGATGTGGAAGTTATTGGGGCACACCTTCTGGATGTTACTAGCGACGATGCGAGTCGCGAGAACTTCGTAGTCGGGGTCGGATGTGATCATCCCAACACACACTTCCGCAGAGAGAGTGTCAATTTCCTGAACCGTGATACTATCATAGAGGGATGAAGCTACCTGTTGCGCAACCTTGGAAGAGTCGCAATTTTCTGAGAGACCATACGTTAAATTCTTAATCCTATTGGTGATGTTATCAAATTTCATATCCTCAATACGACCTGAGCGTTTAATGACTCTCATTACTAATTATTCTACGTCTTTTATTTTTAACTTACTTCTTGCACTTCTCTAGATCGGCACTGGTAACTTTAACAGAACCGGCGATTTCAAACTTACGATCGGGCTGAAGAAAGTAACTATTCACAAAGAAGGGACCAGTCTCACCTGGACGAGCTACTGGAGCGTAAGACCCAACGAAGCAGGTTGGGGGGTTGCATGGGATTTGTTCAACATTGGTTGGCTTGTTGGCGTAAGCCTCGTCAAAATCGGCTATGTTCAACATTTAATATCTACAGAGTTTTTTTTCCGAGAGTATATTAAATGTGTGACAACCTTCACCTTGACTCCCTCAAACAGACTGAGACTCCACTCAACACACTGTTTTTTTCCAAATTTAATCAGGATCTTCTCCAGCGTGGTATCCGACAGGCATTCAAGAACAAAACTGGTATCGCGATTGATCGTCAAAACTCTGACGACTTGTATAGTATGATGCGTGTTGTATTCATCAACAACGCTGGTGATCATCATGTGCGTATCAATGAACAAGTTCGCTTTATGAACTCCCGTGTCATTGATGCTGCGGTATCTCAAATACAAACCGGTGTCGCCCAATATATGTCTTACGTCCAAGACATTGATACTATTGCGGTACCCCTAGCCCAACCTATAAACACAAGTACTGTTGGTAAAAAGCTTCCCAAGAATATGAAAATTGGTATTAATTAAAGTTTTGCTTCTCTGTACTGATAAGATGAGTTTAAACTTCTACAAACAGGAAACCGAAAAAGTGTGTAAATCAAAGGGTTGGGATCGTGCAGCCGTTGATACGGTATGGCTCCTGTTGACGGAAGAATTTGGCGAACTCGCGTCGGCGATTCGTCAGTACAAGAAGACCTACAAGAAAACTGGTCTCAAAAAGGAAAGGGGTACTGATGTTATGATGGAGATGGGTGATGTGTTTAGCTATCTTTTCCAATTGGCGCATATGCTAAATATAGATCTAGATATGATGTGGGAAGAACACAAAACCAAAATGAAGACCAAAAAATATAATCTGAAGTAAAAGTAACTATGATGCTTACAGACGAAGAAGCAATTGATAATGTCAATCCATTTGTCACCCACGATTTTTCCCTTCCAGGGAGTGTGAGACAAAGTGGTGGGTATGATGATTTTACTGAAATTAAGTCTGAACCAGGTATCCAAGAACCTCAGAGAAGTGTCTATTGTGAGTATGGTTTGTGTGCTGAATCTACATCCGACTGTTCTTTATCTAGGGGTGTTCACCCACGTAGAAATATTGATACCGGCTTTACTAAAGTGATGAAAAAGGTAACTGTTGGTGTTTCCAACCACCCCGAGTTTTCTTTGATCGGTGGTTCCCTGTGTGTATTGGCTATTGCCCTGACTGTATATTACGCAAGACGTTGAAGAAATATTCCAGTCTAGATTCATCTTCACATCTCTGAATTAAGTCGGCCAAGGTATCCACACAAAACTTTTTAATAAATTCCCTCTGCCAAGCACTTTCAACATTGATCCAAGGTGGTTGAAATGTGGGGTCTAGAATCTTAGAAGCGTAGGCTGTGCGAATGTATGTGTGCGCAGTTTGTTTATCAGCCACGATGTTCTCTAGGGCAAGTTCTGCCATTTTCTGACGAACCTCTAGAGTCTTCTCACACATAGTGTCCAAGAACTTCTCGTAAGGGATGGACTGTGTCTTTGACTTGAGGACGGTCCAATCAGCGAGGGGCTTCGTGTGAATGTAGTCTACGTAAGTCGCGTACCCCTTACCTCTGACGAAACGTTCGTAAGTGATTGCGACGTAATCCAACTCAGATTCAACGTCATAGACGGCCTTAACCGTTTTGAGGAAAGATGTCATGTAATTAAAGATGGTATGTTGTCTTTAACCGGAAAAATATATAGGTATAAGTAAATATGAAACAGGGACGGGTAATCCTATTACTAGTTTTACTTATGTTTTGTTGTTCTTCTTCAGTGGGTGCATACTTTTTGATACCGTTGGAGGCTGCCACAGGTCCCACAGGTCCCACAGGTCCCACAGGTCCCACAGGTCCCACAGGTCCCACAGGTCCCACAGGTCCCACGGCATCCCCTCCCCCCAATGGTCGCTACGTGAAGTTGGTACACACTATTGCACAGGACAATAACGCGAAGAGATCTGACGGAATAACAGCGGGTGATGTCAATGATAAGAATAAGGTTCTGAATCTCGCCGAGCTTGAGGTGTTTGCTCCAAGTGGTACCACCAACTTAGCAGCGGGTAAGACTGTGACAGGTAATTCACAACATTCTTCAACGCATGGTTACATAAATCTCACTGACGGTAATATGACAAATTTTGCTCATACAAAGGGTCGCGGAGCTACAGAGCTTGATTTCTTACAGGTTGATTTGGGCTCCGTTCAAGAAATTGGTAAGATTAAGATTACTAACCGAACTAGCTGCTGTAAACATCGGGCTATAGGTGTTAAGGCTCAGATTATAGGGTCGGACGGTACGACTGTCGTTCAGGAAACACCCACTATATCTACCGAAGCTGCCACTTACACTTTCACCTTCCCTGGAACTGCATGGAGCTAACCTAAGTCCATCTGTTTTAAGTATAAATCATATAAAGACGACAGGCTCTATATAAAAGAGTAAAAAATGTATTCGGCAATCGCTAATAATAGTTTTTCATATCTTCTGACCCTCGATGAGTTCAGGAAGAATTTACCCGAAGAGTTATGTCCTTCTTGGATAAAGATTACAACAATCACAATGGTCTCTAAGTTTGTACAGGAAATTGATATTAAGAAACTTCGTCATGCATTTGAGAACATGGAATCCTTTCAATTGAAGCGTTTTGGTACCAAAGGTAATGGTGGTTTTATATGGAAGTTGAAACCCACAACTTTCTATAATCAGGTGACGCTCACGTACCACGATACTTACAGCACTAAATCTGTAAAGGTCTTTCCTAATGGTTCCATTCAAGTTGCTGGATGCTGTGATCTTTTTGACTGTAAGAGAATTATCACCCAATTGACTTACATTTTCAAGACCTTTTTGGGAACGGAGATGAAAATCCCTGATGACTCTTTCAGAGTTGTTATGATCAATTCTAACTTTAGTCTCAATTACAACATCAACCTCATGAAAGTAGCTCAACACTTTGAAAAACATTCGGATATTTTCAAGGTTTCTTTTGAACCTGACAGATATAGTGCTGTCAAAATCAAATTTCAACCAGCCCAAGATATGAAAGAAATTACTACCAGTATCTTTTCAACTGGTAAGATCATCATCACTGGTGCAGAAACTTTAAAAGAGATTGCTTTTGGATACAACATCATCAATCATCACATTAACGAGGAACCTGAAATTCGCGTTTCTGCCACAGAAGAGACTGATGTGTTTGATGTATTTCTCGGATACAAATGTGGACAATTGGTTGAACATCTCAAAGAGAACGGATTCAAATCTTGGGTTCAAACAGTGACAAACAGAGGAATTAATTTCTAATGGTACATTAATACAAAATGTCGCAACGACTTGGAATGGCCGATGGCCGATGCTTCACCATCCACTCTTCAGCCCAGCTTACGAACAACTATCTCATGGAGCAGAACGGTATCAGCTTCGAGGACAATTACTCTTTCCGCCAAGCTCTCCAAAAGCAGGGCCCTGAATTTATTAACAAACTCCAAGAGCAGTCCCGTGAGAAGTGTGACCCATGCAACGCATACACCAACATGTCTAAGACGTACTAGGTGTGGTAAATTGTAATAAAAACTTTAGAATTGTACTTTAGAATGTCACAATGTGCCATATGTCTCAATGAGGTGAGGTCAACGAGAAACAACCCACCTATCCGTTGTGGACATATGTTTCATTCCCACTGTATACAAGAATGGAAAGACAAAGGTAAGAACACCTGCCCCATTTGTAGAAAAGTATTCGATGTTTCACAATTCAAAGTTACATTGACAGTTCAGAACAATTACACAGCGGAGTCTAACACTGTGTCATTGGAGAGTGAAGCTATCTTTAACATAATGGATATTTTTGATATGTCGTTTGACGTTGAAAATACGGTAGATTTAGACAGTCTTCTTGCGGACCTTGGGGTGAGTCTTACCGACTTTGATGCCCTTGTCCTTGACACAGAATGAGCTACAATACTTCTCGTAGTTTAGACCAGGATAGTTTCTATCGGCTTTACGTGGATCTGTGATAGATTTACCAGATGCATCAGTCAGAAGTGGCCCAGTGGCCCAACCCCTCTTGTGACTGAATACATTGGCTTTGAAGACGAGGCGCTTGTTGGGAGCAAACCTACCAGCCCGCTTCACCCTAGAGAGTGGAATCTTGAAGAACTTGGCTACAGACTCTTGGGTATCTCCAGGTTTCACGCGATACTCCACGACATTATGTTGCACGTAGAAGTGAAAGTCTCCTTGACGAATATAGTTTGTAGGTCTTCCAGGACAGACAAACATCATCACCTTGTAGTACCCCTTCTTACACTTTTCATTTGGCTTAGCCTTGTAAATCTTCGTTGGGTTATCGGAAATAACGCGCTTTGGGAGTCCGGTGCAGTGGGTGTAGTTGTGGTATCCATTAGAAAGTCCAGACCGATCACCTGGAATAGATTTTTGCCACCTGTAAGCTTCATAGTCCCCTACAGCATAGGCGTAACAGTTATTGTTACCTATACCAGTAGCGGTACCCCAACGCTTATTGGTAAACTTCCTTTCAGAACCACTCAGAGGTAGGTTCTTCATTTACAGTGTGTATAGAAAAAAAATATCTGTATCTAATAAATGTTCAAGGAAATTGTTAAGACCGAAAATAAGTCTGATATGCTCACCGAGCTTCTCGTCTTTGTTCTCAACGTACTCATCGCGACCTTCGTCCTCCGATTCGCGTGGAACCGTTCCCTAGTCCCCCACGTGACCGTCCTCAAGCCCCTCAAGTCTATGCTTGATGCTTTCATCCTCGCCCTTTCCCTGAATGTTGTGCGGGGTCTGTAATTTATACTCATTTATGAAATCAAAACCATCATATTAAAGATTATAAACACTATATCGTTAATATGATTTCAAACAAAGATAAAATGATTGGGCAAATGCTTGAATTACTAGAAAGAGATTCCCATGACAGTCTTTTTGATGAAAAAGATAGAGTAAAACCCGGATACTCCAGATTTCAGAAGGATATGGATGTTTCAGACGATAGTGAATTGCATATTGCCTATGCCAGACGTGATGACGAATGGGGACGACCCGAACATAACCCATTTACGGAATGGTATTTTAAGTTTAAAGATCCTAGAAAGAGGCAGTATGATGCATGGGCTTATCCGAAAGAATATTGCAAGAAGAAAGGGCCAAACTATTTTGCTACAGATTCTTACTACCTGGATATTGTAAGAGTACCCCCTTCTTAAATCTCACTGTACCCCACGGTCTTTTCACCACTGGGGTGAACGATGGTTGGGAAGGCTTCCATACCTGAACAACCCTCCTTCTCACAGTCAACAAATTTGAATGGCTTTCCATTCTTTTCCATATACTCCAACTGCTTACGAGTCCATCCACAACCCATGGTCCCGTAAACAGTCCACTCTTCACCGTTGGACACGGTCGCACGGCGCTTGCCAGTCTGAGAGAGAATGTAAACATTAATGAGAATGAGAAGAGCTAGAAGCCACATAGTTTTATTATACCCTAATATTATAAATGTCGTCTACTGTACTGTCTATCGGAAACAAAAATGTCACGCTCAAGTACACCAGGAAAATGCCCCGTGGTGAAGTTGAACGGATGAAATCATTCGTGACTAAGGGTGGGGTGAAGCTTGTCAAGACCCCGAAGTTTAAGATACTCTCTGAAGTTGACGAGGGTACGAAGAGGATTTTTAAGATCGTACTTTGAGTTTATCATTGCGAGCAGCTTTGTTCTTAGCCAAAGCCTTTTCATACCAACCCTTTGTTTTGTATATACGTTCTTTACCCTTAATGTTGATGAATTTGAAGATAGGATTTTTAGGTGTAGGTTCAACCTTTTTCTCAATTTCACGAACTTGTACTTGAACTGAAGGTTTACGTTTCACAATTACACCGGGTCGTCTAATGGGAACCTTTTTCTTTTCGGCAGCCTCTGCGAGTATTCTCTTAGCTCTCTCAATCGCAGTCTCACCCGGGACAACCTTAGGTTTTGGGGCAACTGCTACACGTGGAGCAAAGTTCTTTTTGGTCTTGGTGACGGCATTGAGAATCTTTTTAGCTACATCATTCTTTTTACCAGTTAAGAATGGGTGACTTAAAATCTCTTCAAATGTGGGTAACCTCTTATGCTTCACAAGGCGAAGTCGCATATCCGCTACATATGGACTATTTCTGACAAGATACGCATTGGGACTCCTGAACAAACTTCGAATAAACAATTTGATAACTTTACTATGTGTAAAAGTATGGACAATATTGAGAAAATAGTGTGCGTCATACATTGGATGAGACTTTCTAGAAATACCAGACGTTAAGAAGTCACCACTATTCACACTTGGATTCTTAATACCTTTCATAACCGCCAAACCAAAATCAATCATGATTGGTTTGCCATTCTTGGTAATCATAACATTATTCCAATGAAGATCATGGTGTCTGAAATTTGGATATTTTTCATGGATTTTATTTAGGTTCGAAATAACCCGACGAATAACAGACTTGTACTCGGAAATACCCGGATTATTTCTTATCCACTTCTCCAAAGGTACACCATCAATGTACTCAAAGTACAAAACATCCCTATTATCACATGTCTTAAAATGATACATACGGGGTACACCCATACCCTTCAACTTGTCAGCGATGCGGTATTCCATCTTGGCACTGGGTTCGGATGTAAACTTTATGGCAACCTTTGTTTTACATTTATCATCAAGACATCCATAATATACCGCGCCATATTGACCTTGTCCAAGCTTTAAAAGACGACCCTTCTCAATCATGGTTAGACTGTTCATCCGGGGAGCGTACATTTGAGATTTGGGATCACATCCTTTAGCACCCCTGAGTAATTTCTTAACTTCAGCACCTACCGCGTTACGCTGTTCATTTGTTTTCGCGTTATTGGCAATGTTGACAATCGTAGACAACTTAACCATCCCTATTACAATCTAAGAAAAAATATCCTGATACCAACTATAAACTTCATTATATTCTAGGCCAAACTCCTGTTCATTTTCAGCCATAATTGTTTCCGGATCTACGTGATACTTAAGATGTTCCAAGATCTCAATGTTTTGGCTATAAACTGCGCCATGCATAGTGGGATACGCAAACACCTTCATAATATCATTCCACTTGGAAGGTCCTAAGGCAGTCTCACATGTATTTTTGAAAAGTTCAAACATTGCAAGACCAAAGTCATGATTGTAATGCATGGCCATCCAATACGTCAAGTATTTTTCACGGTCACCCGAAGGTTCTCTAATCATTTGATTCACGTGTTCCAACAGTTGATGCTCTCTAGAACGAAGAGAGTCAAAGTCTGCGTTTTTCACACACTGTAAGATAGACATGATTAATTATAAATTACGAACATCATAAGTAACTTAGGTTAGTAAGTTACTTATGGTGGTCATTTGACCGAATATTTTGTTTTTTCATTTACTGCTCGTCATCAACATCCTCATCAACCTCTTCAACATCCTCCTCAGCGTCGTCAGTCTCGGGAAGATCAACACCCTGGAAGGCAAAGGAGGGGAGCTTAGTGGACTGCTCTAGGAGAGTCTGCTGAAGGCGGATAGTCACACCGAACTTATTGTCAATAAACCAGATGGAGCTGATATCAACGATGGCCATGCACTTCTGTCCCTTCTCAATAGTGTCTAGAGTTACAGGCTCCTTGCGCACATTATAAGCCTCGGGAACAAAGGAACCATCAGGCTTGGTGGCAATCTTGAGCTTTAGGGTAGAGGGGTAGGGCTCCTTACCAGGGCGAACAATAGGCTTGTAGAGCGCCTCGCGGAGTACAGCAACGTTGAACTCCTTACCGAGCCACTCCTTAGAGTTCTCGGCGACAGTGTTAACGATAATCTCGTCAAGCTCCTTGAGCTTGTCATGGAGATCCATGGCCTCGGCATTGTCGGGGTCAAAGGAGAGATCAAGGGAGTAGGTCGTGCGACCGGTACCCTCATCGGTGAAGGCACTCAGACCATAAGGGGAGCGGAGGAAGGGAAGCTGAAGGTAAAGCTTTTTGTTGTCACCAGCGTTGATGTAGACGGTCTTACCGCCATTCTTGTTCTTACGAAGTTTCGAGAAGCCAACAGACTTGGCAGAGAAATCGGAGGATCGTTGGATAGTGAGCGACATTGTGTAGTGGGTATTATACATCTATTATGTGACTTGACTTTAAGCCAGTTTTATGGAATAGTATACTTTATACTCTTTGGAATTGGTGTATCTCCTGAACCACCATTTGTAGTTTCCTTGAGAACTTCCGTATCATTTTCCTTAATAATCCATCCAGGTACATACTTTGGTCTGTGATAATCAATTTCAAACTCATTGACCTTTGATGAAGTCGTGATAGTAAAAACTTTGGTTCCTACAGGAATTTCTTCAGGAGTCCACTGTGTCCATGAAACATCATTTGGTTGTGGTGTGGATGGCTCTGAATCATTCCAACCCATATCGTCAGACCCCCCACCTAGAAGACTCGTGGGATCACCTTCACATTCATACCCACCTATTTTACTATTACATGTAGCCCACCCCGGGTTAACATGAGCAGTCAGTTCACTATCTTTAGCGCGAACACCGTCAATTTTGATGTCTGTAATAGAAACACCATATCTATCTGTATGATGGCATGGTACATTTAAGATAAAATCATACTTGTACTCGGTGGGTCCGGTGGGTCCGGTGGGTCCAGTGGGTCCGGTGGGTCCGGTGGCGGCCTCATCTGGTTCATCTGGTTCATCTGGTATCAGGAAAA